TTAATTGTTGTTTGTTCCACTCTTAAAATCAGTGTGGGACAGATTTGGGACATTCTGGTTAAAAATATCATCAATACGCCTGGCGTGCAGGGACAAATGGCCTGATGAAAAGTGAGCGTATCGCCTTACCATGTTGATATTTTGCCAGCCACCCATTTCCTGCAGAACGGAGATGGGAACGCCAGCCATAATCAACCACGATGCCCAGGTGTGTCTCAGATCGTGAAATCTGAAATCTTCTATCCCAGCCCGCTTTAAAGCCGCTCTCCACCCGGTATTGGTATTGCTTCTTACGGGCCGTGTAGTTTTTGTCACTTCACCGTTATCGTGTTTAACTGTATCTACGTATGCGAAAACGTATTCGTCATTCCTGCCGATATTCTTTCTCAATACCGTGCAGGCTGTATCATTCAGGGCAACGCCAATTGCCCTGCCTGATTTACTCTCATCCGCATAAATCCACGCCATCCTCTTCTGCAGGTCAATCTGCTCCCACTTCAGGTTAGTGATATTTGAGCGCCTCAGGCCGGTACATAGCGCAAACTCTACGGTAGATTTTAGAGGCTCAGAGCACTCTTTAATCAGGCGCTGCGCCTCTTCAGGCTTCAGCCATCTGATCCGCCTTTCCTTTGCTACGGGGACTTTTACAACCGGCGCTCTGTCCAGCGCTTTCCAGTCTCTTTCAGCTGCCCGCAGGAGAGACCTGATGAAGGAGAGGCGCTTTATCCTTGTGCCCTGTGAAGCAAGCTTAGGCTTGTATTCTGGAGCTGGTGTTCCTCTTTTTGCACAAGCCTCTGCTCTCTGCTTCCAACGGTTAAAGTGATTGCGATTTTCTATCTTCGCTACCGCCGCGTAGATTTCCCTTTCAGTGATATCCCTCAGTTGCTTTCCTGCCATCGACTCAAGCCAAAATTTAATGATGTGCTTATCGTCATCGAGACTTTTCTTTTCTGACTTCTCGTGTATCCAGCGAACGCAGGCCTCTTCGAATGTCATAGAGACCGGCTCTCCCAACTTAACGATTCTCCATGACTCAGCTTTTAGCCTGTCGTGGAGTTCCTGCGCCTGCTGCTTGTCGGACGTGCCAAGAGATTGCTTAACTCTTTTGCCGCCCGATGTTGTGAAACTGGCGTACCAAATTTCACCCCTGCGGAAGATCGACATGGTGATTTCTCCTCATGTGCATCAGCCGCGCTCACGGCGACAGTGTGCAACGGATTATTCAGCGCGGCAATACACGCCTGCCGCGTGACCAGGTAAGGCGATTTATTTTTGCTCGGGTCTTTGCGTGTCGCGGTAAGGCGCCCTGACCGGATCCAGTTGCTGGCCGTCGGGCGCGAGATACCGAGAAACGCGCAGGCCTCATCGAGCGTAAGTGAGTACGCTTCCATATTGACCTCGATTATTTGGTTGCGATGATGTGGGGGAGGGTGATTACAGGGTGCGGCGGTTAAATCTCCATGCTTCACAGCTGCTATCGTTGCAACCTTCAAAATCGTAAGGATCGAACTGCCAGTGAATACGCCCGCACTCCGGGCAGTTAAAGCGAGTTTTCCCGCTGGAGTTTTTACGGCGCCTTAAACGCTGAATATGTGCTGGGATACGCAACCCGGCACCTTGAACCATTCGGCGGTGATCAAGCATGGCGATCGGGAACGTGCGGCGCTTCACTGCATCAGTTACGCTAAATGGCAGCCAGACAAGATTAGCTGTGTCGCCTGGCTTATCGAAAATGGTCGCCTGCGTGAAGTCTGTCGTCGGCAGGTCGCCATTGCGCAGCCAGTACAGGTCGTTGCCGTCCCAGCGCCCTTTCTGGAAGGCAACATATTGGCTGCAACCCGGCTCAAATACTGATTCACCGGGTACGTGCTGGTGGTCAACGTGAACAACTGCCAGAGCATCAACACTGTCAGCACAAACTGGCTGATCAATCTCGCGCCCGGTGTTCCAATGGCTCTGAGCCTCCTCCAGTGTATAAACATGCGCCTTGTCGATATTGGTGTTATATCCGTGCCCATTGTGACACCAGAAGGAAGCATTACTGCCTACGGTGTCCCTTTTGCAAATCATGTAAAAACGATTCTTCACGCTTTCATCTCCTTATCCACCACGCGCACGAAGTAGACCAGCCATTGTCTGGCCGGGTATCTGCCAGGCGGCAGCGCGGTGATTAGTTTTGTGTATTTGTCCAACAGAAGGGTGGTAATGCGGTCGTGCTCTGATTTGGGCGCTTCGGCTTTGGCTGACAGTATTTCCGATCGGCAATTTCGGGCGACTGACCGCAGGGCGTTTTCAGTCGCTGGTGTCATCGGCCAGCCTTATGCCGGGGATTTTACCGGCCGCGATGGCATCGTAAACTGACTCAGCCATATCGCTGCGATTACCTTCGCGATCAGCTTTCGTCATTGCCCCATAGATGCGGTCGCACAATTCGCTACGTCTGCGCTCTGCTTCGGTGCGGATCGGTCTGGTTTTGATTACTGAGACTCGCAACCAACTCTCTCCATATCCATCAATATCAACAATTGCAAACTTTTCTCCCGCATACTTCATTAATGCTTTATTCCATCGCGGGCCAGCGTAATACTCAAATTCACACCCAACCGGCGGCAACCCTGTACCATCCCATTCAATGCTCATGACACTCTCCTTTGGCTTTCAGCCCACAAAAACACCTCATGGTCGTGGCGGCAATCCGCATCACAATAGTGACCGGAGGCGATCGACTCTTCGCACCAGTGACACTCGCCGGTGTATACCATCTGTGGCTTCTTGCGGTTAGCCAGGGCCACCTCTATCATCTGCTGCTCGCGTGCTGCTGCCTCATCTAACTGATCTGCGTACATGGGTAACTCCTGAATTTGGGCGTAAAAAAACCACCGCTTGGGTGGTTTTCAATTCAGTTCTTTAATCACTTAAGTGATAAGAGCCTTTCGTCTAATAATTCTTTCATTTCCTTTTGCATTGATTCGTCATTAGCGTCAATGTGAACCGAGTGCTCTAAATAATAATTCTCACCCTCATCGTTTTTCCAGTATATAAGCCAATCCCCGGAGTTTTTATTGTTAGAGAAAAAAAGTTTTTGTATTAGCGGATTTATTTGCTCACGAAGGCTTGAAAGAGTCTTGTCAAACCCTTCTTTTTGCGATTTGGCGCTACTTTTAATGGCTGCGGTCAAATGGTCATTGTCGCCATCTGTATAGGGTATGTTATTGCTTTTTAAATACCTTAAGAAAACACTTCTAACTGATTGTTCTATAACTTCATCAGGTGATGGGTTTTTTATTGGCGTTGGGTTATTATTGCCAATATTATTATAAGTCCTAGTTAAGTGATCCTCTGATACGTGAATATGCCAGTAATCAGATAGTAAACCTTTTAATTTTCTTTCTTTGTGTAGCATGGCTTTTGTTGATTGGGCAATACTCTCATTTTCAAGAAGTCTTATTGCTTCTAATATCCCGCGAGATATAAAACCTGAGCCATCAATATCATTAACTATTTTATCTTTCAAACCCTTGGCAATTCTGTGTGCGTAGGCTGTATCAAATATATCAGACATTTTTTTTCCAAACTAAGTAGGGTATTTAACCATAACTTAACTTGCTCAGTCTTTCCACACAGCCCACGCTATCAGGGCTATGAATGCGAGTTTGATGGCTATCATGGGGTGGCATCTTTGATATCAGCCCGCAGATGAATCACCCGACCATCTGGCATGGGGATAAGCAAAATGTCGTCACGCGTTACCATGTGCTGAGCAACAGCCGCCAGAGCCTGCTGGGTAACATCGAACTTCTCGCCGGTAAACTTCATTGCTCCCGGCGCCGCGCCTTTAAATTGCTTCGCGCGGCCTGCAAAAATGGTGTTTGTCAGTGGGCTACATCCGATCGTGATTGGGTTGCTCATTCTGCAGTCTCCCCGCCAGCGTTAACCATTTTTATGCCTAACCGGATATCATCCATCTGAATGTCACCTGATATTTCTGCATGCCTGAAAGCTATGCTAATAAATTCAAGGCACTGCTTGTCTGTCCATTCCTGCGGCGCTGCAGGTCGTGGTTCTGCTTGCTTGTGGCAGTAGTGCTCACCATTAGGCCTGGAAGACCTAACGCCGCATCGCGGGCAAGGCTCCTGCGCATCCCGGCGCGCTAGTTCTGCTTCTGCTGTGTCAGCGCGTTTGCAGTGCTTCCTTTCTCTTCCCTCTGCATTTTCCAGCCTTGCCTCAAGCTTCTTGTAATCTGCAAAGGTGACGTAGCCGCCATTGTCGCAGTGCTCAATTTTACCGTCGTATCGCTTAACCGATTTCATTGGCCTTTCTCCTCTGGCTGGCGGAGCTGGGCGGCGAACTGTTTTGCATGGTGAACTGAATCACTGTGATAGAGAGCAATATATTTACCAAATTCTTCAACACCTTTTGCCATCCATTGGCGCTTGATGGCGTCGGTTACTGGCGTTTCGATATTCACAGCGGTATCTATTTCTTGTGCCAAAATATCCGAAACGCCTGTCTCGTAAGCATTTGCTATTGCACCAATCGCGCTATCTAAAACCTTATTCTCAGCCGCCAGCGCGTTCACCTGCTGCTGAAGGGCGATATGTTGTTTTGCCAGCCACACCACTACTTCTTCGTGATCCTTGCCCATGCATGATGGCGGCAGGCCATCAGCCAGTTTCTGAATTTGTTCCGGTGTCATTTCATAGCTCCTGTTGGGCCAGATGGCCGGGGAGGGTTATTGCGTGGCTTCGGCCAGTTCGTCGCGGCGGATGCTGTATACGTCAGTGGCTAAATCCAGCTTTTCAGTATCGCCAGCCAGCTTCCGGGCAGCGTACCTGTAGAGCTTGTCCAGTTCATCTATGCCTGAAGCTTTGCTTGCCGCTTCGGTGAAGTCTTTCAGCAACTCTTCTGGCGATCGGGCTTCTGCATGTACACTTTCTGTAGGTGCCGCGTCGGCTGGCTTCTGGTTGATGAGGTTGTTCAAATCCTGCCGGGTGCGGGCCGGGGTAACGTCGCGCTCGATACGCTCTTTCTGCTCGAACTCGTCCGGCGTGTAGACGCCCAAAATGACGTCCGGGCAGTAGAGGCGGGCCCAGTACTTCACGGCCAGATAGGCCAGCTGCTGCTTCGGCGCCGTCTTCCAGAGGGGGGAGTTACGCGTGGTAACGAACTCCATGTAAAGTGGCTCGCCCCACGTGATATCCGTTTCGCCACGCAGCACGGCACCGACACGAACGCACAGCCCTTTTTCATTTTCCGCATTGGGCGGGCCCGGACGGAAGTTTTCCCAGCTACCACCGTACTCGTATTTAAATCGACCCTGAACGGCTGTAGAGCTGGTAACTACTGCGTTGACCAGCTGCGCCTCATAGCCCAGCGTGCCGTTTACCAGGTGCGTCTTTTGCGCTACGGCGAATGGGTTCATTCCCCACTGCGCAGCCTGTAGCGCCACCGCCAGGCAGTCTGCTGGTTTTCCTGCCAGATGTGCCGGGACGGTCGTTTTGCCCTGCGCCATTACTTCAGCGAATGCCTGAAGCTTTTGCAGTCCTGACGGGCTGAAGATGGCCGCTTTGGTGTCGGCCTCGTTAACCGGAGCGTGGATGATTTCGTTGCTCATGAGTAATCCTTTTTCTTCGCCCAGGCCGGGCGGGTGATTTCTTCAATGCCGCCCCAGCTATCGGTCGTGCGGCATTCGTGATAGGTGTCCAGGCTGCGCCGAAACAATTCAAAGCCTGCGGCGGTGTCTTCTTCGCTGAGCTGGTAAACGCGCGTGGGGTAACGGCCACAGTCGATGTTTTCGCTTACGGCGATGAAGATAAACATGGGGTATTCGCCGAAGTGCCGGTAAAAGCCCTCGCGGTACATGGCATCCTGCATGTGATAGCGAAATTCTTCGACGTGTCGCGGGAAGCGGTCCATATCCGCAACCTTTTTCACGTCGACAACGACCGGTTGACCGTTGAGGAATTTGTCCGGCCGGAACCGGCAAAGTTCGCCTGTCTGTTCGTCGTTCCAGTAAATTGACGCCTCGCAATGGCCGTCAGCCTCCAACAGCCAGCGGGCCGCCGGATGCGCCAGCGCGCTCTCGCGCATCAGCTTTAATTTCCGGCCCTGTTCGGCATCCATAATCGTCATACCGCTGTCGTCGCAGCTTTGCAAAAATCGCTTTTCATCTTCCTTGCCTGCGGTCGTGCGCCGGTTAAATTCCGGGGCCACGATAAAGCGCTTATCGAATTCCTGCGGCTCCAGCAGCAGGCAGTGCAGGGCGGTGCCCATGTCCAGGGCTTTCAGTTTTTCGGTATCGACCGGGGCATCCTGCCGCCACCTGAAGATCGCCGGGTTAACCAGTATATCGTCCAGCTGCGATTTGCTGACGCCAGCCCCGGCGTGATAGTCCTCGTTGCTGATATCGAGATAGAGGCCCGGCTCCATCAGTGCTCCTCCATAAAGCCGATCTCAATGAGCTGGTCATGTTCTTCAGCCTGCAGGCGCGCCAGCCGATCAACGAAAGCCGCGTATTCGTCCTGGGCCTGCGTTCCACGCAGAAACATGCGTATCTCAATCGGCAAGTTCAGCATTGCGGCAAAATCAGTAATGTCTTCCGGATACTGGTTTGCAAGGCTTGCCGCGATAACGTCAATGCGTGAGACGCGCTTGGCCTCCTGCTGCTCTGCTGCGTCCTGCTGGTCTTTCAGTCGATCCTGAGCAAGGTAAGCATTCATGGGCGACCCTCCGCTTTGAGGATTTCCCAGAGACGCTGCAGCCAGCTTTTACGCGGCGGCGGGGTAAATGACGCGCTGGTAAGAATGTTGGAGCGGTGAAACTGGATGCTGTTGATAGGGTGAAAAGGGCGGGGCGCGACGGCACCGCCCGTGATGGCTAATGTCATCGCGGACTCCTGGGATTATTTTTAGGTTTTGGTTAGTAGGTGATTCGGACTGCGGTTACTTCGCCCTTTGCAATCGCAGTGATAACGACGCGGGCCAGTTCTTCGGTAAGACCGGCAGACACAAGGTCAGCCAGCGCTTTGTTATTAACGGTTTTGCGGTGCTGCACATCTGCGGCACGGGCGGCGGCTTCATCGGCGATCCGCTTTTCTTCAGCTAGGCGTGCGGCTTCAGCCTGTTCGGCACGGCGGCGCTCTGCGGCAATGGCTTCCTGCTTTTCGCGTTCTGCGCGTTGTCCAGCTTCGATACGCTGGCGCTCGGCATGCTCAGCCGCTTCTTTGGCTTCGCGCTCTGCCTTCTCCTGCGCAGCCAGGCTGTCACGTTCAGCCTGCTCAGCTTGGGCTTTCAGTGCAGCTTCCCGGCGGGCTGCCTCATCACGTTCACGCTGCGCTGCTGCCTCTGCTTCAACACGTACCCGCTCATCTGCCTGACGCTTTAACTCTTCTTCCTGAGCAATGCGCTGGCGCTCAGCTTCAGCTTTTGCCTCAGCGGCTTCCCGGTCGAATTTGTCATTCAACAGCAGGGCGATTTCATGATCCGATTCGATGCGCTCCGCCAGCGCTTTGTCTCGAGCCTCATTCATCTCCAGCGCTTCAGCATGCCATTCGTTCATTTGGTTTTCGGCCTTGATGCGATCCTGCTCTGCTTCCCACTCGGTGAGCGGGCGGCGCGTTTCGTCACGCAGCGCATCACATTCAGCAACCCAGCGGCGTAATTCCGCTTCAGCGGGCTTTACCGCTTCTTTCAAATGCCGGAGGTAGTCGCGCCCCGGTTTCTCTACCGCCGTTTTACTACGTGATACCAGCGCCGCCAGTGATGCTACCCGCGCCCGACCTTTAGCCGTGGTCAGGTCAGGCACCTCATTCACCTGCTGGCGAATCTGCGCAAGGTAATTGTCGAGTCCGTTCGGCACATACAGCGCCGGAGCCTGCTCTGGTTTGATTTCGAGTACTGCAATATCCGTTGTTTCGCTCATTTTCCTCTCCTGTGGGCATAAAAAAGCCCTCGCGAAGAGGGCAAATATGGCAGTGGATGATGGGTAACATCGTCATGGCCTGCCGCAACAAGCCATTGGGTTGCTACCAGTTGCCGCCAGCGGTTTCCGATTCACCGAAACAGCATGGCCCGCACAGCCTAGTAGGGTGAACCGTGGGTTTCTGCCCACAGTTATCACACGCTACCTGCCAGTTTTTTGCACCGTCAGCGAGCTGCGCGGGCGTTTCTTTCTTCTCTTTCTTTTTGCTCAAAAACCCTCCGGCTATGATGTTTTCCCTGAATGAAGGCGTAAAAAAAGCCGCTTATGCGGCCTATTCGAAAACTGATTCGTCAGAAAAATCGCATATCGAAACATGCACATTAAACCCTGCATAATCTCTTGAGGTATCTAGGTCTTTAGCGATAGCATGCATTAACTCATTCTCAGTCAGACCCATTTCGTCCAGCTCGCCGTCCGTCACTTTTACGTCAATTCTCATACTCACCTCGCTGAAACGCTGTCTGTTTTCTTGCGGAACCCGGCGTTGTAGATAGCCACATCGCCCAGGCAGATATTGTCAGCGCTTGGCTGATCCTTAACGCGCCAGTTCGGCGCCTGTGTAACGGCTTTCAGTACGCGGCCAGAACAGCCGGTCATAGCCTGCGTCAGTTTGCGTTCAAAACGCTGCTGCCCGATCTGCTCAGCTGATTTCTTGGCGTTAAATGCAGCCATACGGCGTTGATTTCTGTTCATGGGTATTCCTCGATGAGTGCTTGGGTGGTGCAGACAGTCGGGCGACTAACTCCGATCGCGTACTCATTGCCAAGCTCCTTCGCCGAGAAGGTTAGCTTCTGCCTGCACCCCGAAGCACTCGCCTCGGCCTGTGTATTCACAGGGTCATATTGTTAAAGAGCGTGCTATCCGTTTCGTATTGCTTCAGCGTCCTGCTGATGGGATTTAATTTAGCGTTATGCTAAATGAATGGCAATAGCAAAATGCTAAATAAATGAGTTATGAGATTTAGCGTATTGATTAATAATGGAATTTATTTTTTCAGAAAGGCACATCACAGGCAGGAGGCAAATTGCAGGCATAAAAAACCCGGCGCTATGGCCGGGTTCAGTAGAACTAAGTTCTTTTAGCTGGCGTTCTCGCAGCCAGGCTGGCCGCGGTCGATAACTTCAGTACCTTCGATGATGTAGCCAAACCGGCCGAAGAGGAAGGAATAGTTGAACTGAGTGACCACTACATCTGATAGAGCAACTGAGCAACGATTCTTCTCGATAGCTCTGTCAATGGCGGTTTTCACGTTAGGAATACCCAATGGGAAAATGACCACTGGTGCTGCGTCTTCAGCCTTCACGCGAGCTCCTTTAACGAAGTTATTCGAGTTCAAATTGTAGTTTTTAGTACTGGCAACAGTCAGATCTGCCACTCGGTTACTACATCCTGCCAGCGCCATTACTACCGCAGCTAAAGCTAAAATCTTTTTCACTTATGTTTTCCTTTGATTGCAATCGGAAATATCTTAACAAATCATTTTGTAAATCTCACCAAAAACATTACAAAAGTTGACTTTTTTGGAAGCAAATCGCAGGCACAAAAAAGCCCGCAAGGGGGCGGGCAAGTGGTTCAGTTCAGGCTTAGCCTGCAATTCTCGTCTTACGCGCAATCATCCTTTTGCGTGTAGGCTTTGAATGTTAAAAGTTATGCCAAATTATAGATGTGAGAATGGTCTTACAAATCGTAAAGTTAGGATTGTTCTGGGTGGGAAGCGCAAAAAAAACCGCCGAAGCGGGTCTATCCATACTTATGCTGTGTGGAAAAGCCAAAGGCAAAAACAGAACATTCATTCTCGTAACTACAACACGTCAATGTGTAGTGCCGCCAAGAATAGCCCATTTGATGAAAATTGCCGGTGATTTACATGCTTTTTCTGTAAAAGAAAACATCATGATACCCATTTGATTTATGTGCGCGATTTCTTCGGTGCACTCATCCTGGCCGCGTGAAATCCGGTGAAGAGGTGGCACAAAAAAGCCCGCTCAGCGCGGGCTAGATAACAATTGCTTCTGCCTGTATTTTTAAATTAGAGTGCTTTCTCTTGGCAGACGCATTGGTGGATGACTATCGTAATGTACGAATCTAGCAGTATTATTGGTATTTTGATAATGAACTACGTGGCTAGAAGTCCAATCACCGAATAATTTATTCTGATCATATTTGATAAACCCTACATGATAATGCCATAAATTTTTATCTATAGCATATTGAATAAGCCTTAGCCGATCGTAGTGTCTTTCACTAACGCCCGTAGATGGCTTATTCCTCCCAGGCAAACATGAGTAACCGCTTGTTTTTACTAGTGTAACGAAATCGCCAATTAATCTTAATTCTTCAGTAGAAAGGCTTTGCATCAAATTAATAAAAGATTGCGAATAAGTAACACTAACAGGCATCATGCTTCCTTTTTCATCGACTGTATCCAACCTACAAAATCATCGCCATTCTTAACCCATTCAGGATGGCGAATTGTGTCTGATTCGATGGACTCATTTAAAACTGAGATGTCGAAATTAAATTCATCATCCTGTTTAACCAAATACAAATCCACTAAACGATACAGCTCTTCTGTAACATTTTTATACTCTTCAAAGGCTTGCATTGATTTTGTCTTTATATACCTTAATTGCGACATGTGCGGACTCCAAGATCCGTCTGACTCTGCCTTAAAAAAGGTATAAGCAAGCCTATTGTTGCCATTTTTGAGTTCAGAAGCTAATTTTCCTAATACAAGGGCTGAATCCTCTTTCAATTCAAGCTCTTCGATTTCTCTTAAATCACCTTTCCTAAGGACGGCTATCATTTTGTAACCAGCTGCAATCATCTGATTAACTTGGTCAACCAAAGAGTCAGCTTTTTTGATAGCTAAAAAGACCTGTTTTTTCGCAACCGAACGGCTGTGACTTCGATCGAAATCGTCCAGCGGCCTCTCAATAGTATGAGAAACCTCGGAAAAAATACCCTGAACCTTATCTAGGTTGGGGTTGTGAAAGGCCATGGCCTCGATACCGATCATATCATCCATCCCATGAGTGTATGGGCTAAAACAAGTGGGGGCAAATAATGCCTTATCTTATCATGTTAGACAACACAAGTTGCACTCGCACCTCACTCGATGATTGAATTTAGAGCAGCCTAAACTAGCCGCATCTTCGTCTCAATCGCCACGCCGATGATCCGGCAGTTGCCGTTGATAGGCACCATAGGCCACTGCGGGTTTAGCCCTCTCAGGTACTTCTGGCTACCGTCTATCACCAACTTCTTAAACGTCGCTTGGTTGTCGTCGACTAACTTGGCAACGACCAGGCTGCCGTTTACCGGCTCCCGTCCAGTATCGAACAGCACGAACGAACCTTCCGGGATGCTGAGCCCCATCGGTGCTGTCATTGAATCGCCATCCACCTCAAGCCAGAACGCATCACCTTGTGTGCTTGCGTCTGATTCGAGCCATAGGTCAACATCCTTAAGAGTGTACGGCTCGCATGCCTCTGCCCACGACCCGGCCTGTACTTTGCTCAGTACAGGGTAGCGGCTGCCTGGCGTGTATGGCCTTAAATTAGAAACATTGCTCTCTGACTCAGTTGCTGCATGGATAGAGTCCAGCCAGCCATTGGGGAGGCTCAAGGCCACCTCAATTTTCCTTGCCGTCCGATCACCTACGTTTCTGACACTGTTCTCACCAAGCAACTGGCTGAACTGGGATGCGCTCATCCCGACAGTCTCTGCAAAGCTGGCTTTGGTATTGCCATCTCGCTCTAAATGCTTGGCGAGAAGCAGCGAAAGGTTGGCCTTTCTGATGTTTTTATTTTCCATGACACGATTCTCACACTATTTAGCAATACGATAAATATGCAAATTGCTAAATATTGCTTGTTTGTTATTTAGCATAACGCTAAACTTGCCTTGTTTACTAAAACAGGAGGCACCAATGGGTAACGAACTACTCCGCTGGCGCAAAGAGGCTACCTCAGATGACTGGGTACGCCTTGCAAAGCTGGCTAAAACATCTGTTGGCTACCTCGACCAGATCGCTTACGGGTTCCGCAGGGCTTCACCGGGTAAAGCATCAGCAATCGAGGAAGCTACCAAGCAAATTATCGGCTACGTGCCGGTGAAAAAGGAAAGTCTGGTATTTGCGCCGCAGCGCGCATCAGCCGCTTAAGCAACACCGCTCTTTATCAATCTGACCCTCCCTCGGAATACCAGGGAAAACCAAATGTGGCACCCCACGGTGCCGACACGTAACTAACTAACCAATACGGAAATTCTACGAGATGGAATTAGCAAAACACAGCAAAAAGATTCGTGAAGTCGAAAGCGAGATCCGCTCCCGCCTTGTCACGATGGGGCAGACGAATTTCGCCAAGATGGCTGGATGGGCCGATTCAAAGGTCAGCAGGCTGAACATTCACGATATGGCTGTGACTTTCGTGCTTCTGGAGAACGTCTGGGAGACGAGTTTAATCAGGGAAGTCGCAAGACAGGCTGTAGAGGCTGTGATGCCCCAAAAGAAAAAATCCCCGGCGGCAACCGAGGATTCTCAAATCAATATGACGTTTTAACTGGATTAACGTACAGGAGTAATTATGAGTTCTTTATCACTGCTTTACAAGGCAAAAGACAAAAACGGCACCGAAACGACCGTTAAAAAAACGTTTCTGGTTCCACTGAGCGAGTTGTATGTCGAGCCGGGCTATAACGTCCGTGAAATCGACCAGGATCACGTTGCAGAATTTCGCGATGCATTTATCGCTGGCGAGTTCGTGCCGCCGCTGGCGGTGCAGGTAACGGAGCAGGGCGTGAAGGTTATCGACGGCCATCACCGCTATTACGGCGCCATTATGGCTACCGATGCCGGGCATGAAGTCGCCAGGCTGGAATGCAAGGACTTCGTGGGAACCGAAGCCGATCGCATTGCTTTCATGGTCACCAGTTCGCAGGGTAAGGCGCTGGCCCCGTTGGAACGCGCAGCGGCATATCAGCGCCTCAGCAATCAGGGCTGGGAAGCTTCGGAGATAGCGAAGAAGGTCAAGCGCTCCGTGGCTGACGTTAATTATCACCTGCAACTGCTGGAATGTGGCGACGGCCTGATCGCAATGGTCAAATCCGGCGAGGTGGCCCCGACAACGGCTGTGGCTCTTTCCCAGCAGCACGGCGCCAAAGCTGAATCGGTGGCGCTGGCGCAGATGGATAAAGCCCGTGCCGCCGGGAAGAAGAAGCTGACAAAAAGCGATGCCATGCCGCAATTCAGCGCAAAGAAAGCACGTCGCCTAGTTGAGCTGCTGGTGGATGCTGAACACGAACGAGATGGGGGCTTTGACAACCTGATCCTTTCTCATGGCACCGCAGAAGAAATTAACCGCATTCTGACAGAGTACCGCGCCGGGATTGCCCCATCAACACAGTAAGGCCGTCACCATGAGCATGAATTTAATGGCTAAAGCCATGAGCATCACCGTTGGCAACCCATTGAGAAAGTTGGTGCTGATTAAGCTTGCTGACAACGCCAACGATAAAGGCGAGTGCTGGCCTTCATACCAGCATATTGCTGATCAGTGTGAAATCAGTAAGCGCTCAGTAATGCGCCATATTGACGATCTCTGTGAGTTTGGATTCTTACGAAAAGAGTATCGGCCTGGGCCAAAAGGGAACTCCAGCAATATCTACCATCTGAGTTTAGATGGTGACAGAGAGTCACCACGGGTAGTGACAGAGAGTCATCCCCCTGGTGACAGAGAGTCACCACCCCCTAGTGACACAGTGTCACCCAGAACCAGTCACTCTTTTGAACCAGTAAAAGAACCTATAACCCCTAAATCCCCTAAAGGGGAATCGAAAGGTTTTAACCCCCTTGAAGTAACGATCCCTGAATGGCTAAACGAGCAAGCCTGGAGGGAATGGGTTCAGTACCGCAGCCAGTCGAAGAAGCCAATCAAAACGGCGCTGACGGTCAGCAAAGCATTCAACCTGCTGAAAGAATGTTTTGACGAAGGTCACGACCCGGCAGAGGTGATCAACACCAGTATCGCGAACGGCTATCAGGGCCTGTTCAAGCCGAAGTTTCAAAACCGCAAGCAGCAGCAAGCCGATCCACAAACACCGCACTGGAACAGCCGTGAAGGCTGGGAGGATTTTATATGAGCCTGCAACTGGTAGAGGCCATTAACAATCGCGACGCGTCCGCTATGGCCCGTATGGCTGGCGGAAGTTACCAACCTGAGAAAATCATCAGCAGCGAAGCTGAACAGCTGGTTGACTCGCTGTTTCGCCAGCTGAAGCAAATTTTTCCGGCAGCGGTCAGCACCAGCCTGCGCAGCGAAGCGGAAGAGAAAACCACTAAGAGACAGTGGATCGCTGCCTTCGCCGAAAACGGCATCAAAACCCGTGACCAGCTGGCGGCAGGCGTGCGGCACGCCAGGGCGAGCAACTCCGACTTCTGGCCGTCGCCTGGCAAATTCATCAGCTGGTGCAAAGACAGTTCGGTAATCCTCGGCGTGACCGTGGAAGAGGTCATGCAGGAGTTCCACCGCTACAGCCGTGATAAGGGATTGTACACTGGCGGCGCGGAGCGCTTCCCATGGTCGAAACCCGTCATGTACTGGATTGTCTGCGATACCCGCCGCGCCATGTACCAGCGCCAGCTGAGCGAGGCTGAAGTTGAAAAGTACGCAGCGAAGCAGCTGGACGAATGGTCGAAAAAAGTCGCTGCCGGCCAAAGCATTCCCGATCCGGTAGTCAGCCTGGAAGTTAAGCGCGACGTGATGCCGGTAAACGACCAGCCCACTGGCGACGATTTGAAAATGCGATGGATGCCAGACGCCCGCGTCCTGGGTTCGGTAACTCCGGCGCAGTGGCTTTATTCAGAATGCCAGCGCCGCAAGTCGGTAGGGTTGGTGTGAAATGACACAGCAATTTGAGAAGCAGGGCAAGCCAAAGAAAGGGGGCGGGTTTTGAAAATTTACAGCGTAAGAGCTTAGTTATTTTCCTGCGCACTTAAGTTTAATTTGACATAAGTAGCGTTATTTTCTTTATCTAACATAATGAATATTCTTTCGTAAAAATACTGGCTTCCCAAATGGGTGAGGGTGTCATGGACGGTAGGTTTATAGCGGTAATTGCTCTTGAGGGAAAAGCTCTTGAATGGGCAGTCTTAAAATCTATTGGTGGCCAATGGCCCGCCAATCTAAACGGGCGCTGGGATAAGGCAGGGTTCTTGATAGGTAACCTGCATATTTTCATCAGCGGAGGCGGCCAGAAGGGGACATTTGTGGCTTTTATCGACGAACGCACACCGTCAACAGGGCATGACTTACCTGAAGCCGTTTTCAGAGCCGTTGTTCAGTCAGTGATGGGTAATCTGGTGCTTATACCCGGATCGGTGTTTGAGGACGATTCAAACCAAAATTTATCAGGAGAAACTTATGACAGCTGAAATTATGCCAATTAAGTCCCGAACGGATCATCTGTCTGAAGTAAGCGCAGGTCTGGCTCTTTTAAAAATGTTCCATAAAACCGGCGGCCACAACCATCAAACTATCGAGCTGATTATGGCGAAGATGGAAGATGACCTGGCTAAGGTGCAGGAGACCATCAACCGGAGGTGAAGCGTGCAGGATTTTTGTTTGCACAAATCCACCCTGGGGCAGTTTACCAAACACATCTTCGACCTCGTCTCTTCCGGCAAACGCTGGCGCATCAAAATCACAGAATGGCGTGATCAACGCAGTATCCCTCAGAACTCCCTACAACACTTGTGGTACGCAGAGCTGAGCGCTTATTTGATTAAGCGCGGTAAGCCCTTTGCATCTCCTGAATGGGTCAAGGATGCTATGAAACACACCTATCTGGGTTACGAAGAGCGCGTGATGGTCGACGTGGTAACTGGTGGACGAACTCAGGTACAGACGCTAAGGCACACGGCCGACCTGGACACTGGCGAAATGCATCATTACCTGTCGCAGGTAGAAGCATGGGCGCTCAATGTCGGGTGCAGGCTGACCGTTCCGGCTGACAGCGAATATAATCAACTCAGGAAAAAGCAGGTCGCATAATGAAGGCAACCGCCAATAAGCCAAAACGACGGCGCTGTAAAATATGTCGTGAATGGTTTCACTATCAGGATTTCAGAACCTGGTGGTGTTGCCCTGAACACGGAGCGCGATTCGCTCTTCAGAAAAGGGAGGCAGACCGAGAGAAAAAAAAGAAAGACGAAGCGCAGCAGGAAAGACGAAGCATTAAAATCCGCAAGTTAGCAGTACAACCCCTTAGTTACTTCCATAAGCAAGCTCAAAAAGCCTTCAACGAATTCATCCGCACCCGAGATGCCGGGCAGCCCTGTATCAGTTGCGATCGCAACACAGGCGCGAAGATGAATGCCGGTCACTACCGCACGGTAGGCGCCAGTAAAGAAACCCGTTACGACGAAAGCAACTGCCATCTTCAGTGCGAGCACTGCAACTCTTACCTGTCCGGCAATATTGGTGAATACAAGTCACGGCTGATTACTAAAATCGGCCAGGCTGCTTTCGATCGCCTTATAGGGCCGCACGAGCTTAAGAAGTGGACGCGTGAAGAGCTGCAAGAGCTGGCGAAACATTACCGGCAGAAAACCAGAGAGCTGATTAAACAAAGAGAGGCAGCAGCATGAATAGTGACGCACTCGCACAACTCGCACAGGTGATGCGCAAATCAGATCTGAAGAAGCGATACCTAAAGCCGGTAAAGCTCATTACTCCACTGCAATCCGCCTGGGTGAGATGCCTGCTTGATGTATGGGGCGAAAAGTACGGCGGCAGCGTCGGACCAGACAGCGGGAAAACCAGCGTCATCGGCCGCCTGATGGTTCGCAAGGAGTGGAACGACCGCGAGTCAGCCCGGATTATGGAAGTGGTCGATAACCTGCATAAGCAGGGCTACAAGGGGAATGAGCTTTTCCTGAAGGCCCAGCAGATTATCAATCCACAAAACTCAGTCAGCAATCTTCTCGACCGCGCCAACGAACAGGAAGATGCCGACCTCGTAGAATCCATTATCGCCCAGATATTCGCGCCAGATAATCCGATCCGGCATGTGGCTATTAAGCACTACTGCGAGCGCAAATGCTCGCAAGATATTGCGAAAGAGCTGTCGCGGCTGACTGGTATACATGTTGAATCCAGCAGGAAGCGCATCAGGTGGTGCCGAGAGCTGCTTGAGGCATCCGTATATCACTCGATAATGCACGAAATGAATGGGAAAACTCACAAAATTGCAGCTTAAATGCAAAATATCGCAAAATTAACTTGAAAACGAGACGTGAGCCTGGTACTTTTCTGATATGCTCGTGACACAAGTAGTTGAGCAACAGAATTAAAGAAAGCCCCGGCCTAACCGCTGGGGCTTTTTGCCATTAAATAAAGAATAAGTGAGCACATTGGTGGTTGTTAGTTGTATTATAAGGAATATTTTCTTTGTGATTTAAAGGTCGAAGATGAACCGTTCGTTATTAATCTCTATTACTTCCGCTGTTATGATGGTTTCCTCCTGTAGCTCTCATTCTTCTGAACAAACCCGTAATCAAGGCAGTCAGCAGTCTCATGATTCTGCCGTTACTCAAGATGGTCGATTGTCCATGACACTGGCAAAAGAGTCTTTGATATATTCATTAGATAAAGGGGCGATCAGCAGATGTTTGCAAGTCAGCGAGAGGGGGCCAGAGGTAAATTCTCAGGGGGTGCAGCAGATGGTGAGATTATTCTCATGTGATAATGGTAATTATCTCGCAATGAATATTTTTAAAACCGACTATCCTACCCAGGTTCATCTTTTCGATAGTAACCAGAAGCCAATTTACAGCAACATTATCATTGATACTTACTGATCCGCATTTATTAGGCGTTACAATGAATTTTGAGGCTGCCTCCGGGTGGCTTTTTTAATGCCAAAAATCTGCACAATGGCAAGGGCATTGATATTGGCGGCGACTAGCCTCTAACCGTTTGGCGACGCAATACTCTTGGCCGTTGTGGTGAATGCGCAGGCTGATGGGCCGCAACTACAGTAGTGCGCGCTTTGCGGGGCTTGCTACAACCCTGAGTCGGATTTCAGCGCCGACCACCACACACCAAATCGAACTACTGCAAAATCTTCAGTAGTTGAAAAATGAACAATCCAAGGTCGCCACAGAGCGGCCTTTTTCTTTTGCGCCCACTCAAGATTTCCCCATGTGACAGGGGTGGAGCGCTTTTTACATGGATTTGGATCGGTGACTGACGCACAGCGGGAAGATTTCTCAGGTGACATTGGGAAGTTTAACCGGACTCGCTCAGCTCACAACCTCATCAAATCCTAAAGCGAGTCCCCGTATTCGGGGGTGGAAATGAAACGTATGCCAGATAAAGATCCGGGCTACTGGGCAAGCCTGATAGCCTGGCTTTATGCCCATAAGAGTGAATCAGGATACGCGGCACTGGCCGGGGCTATGGCTCTACTCAGGGCTTCGTATTTCGGTAAAGACACATGGCCGCGCCGCTTAATGGATGCCGCTATGTGCAGTATGTTCGCCTTTTTCGTCAAGCCAACCTTGCAGGTGATCATTTCTATCTTCGGCTGGAATGTCGGGGACGACTTCGCCTGGGTGGCGGCAATCCTTATCGGCTTCATCGGTGTCGATTACATCTCGTTCCGGTTCAAGAAGCTTACCGATCGGAAATTTGGAGGCGCGGATGAAACTCAGTAATTCAGGCATTGCATTTATCAAGCGTGAAGAGGGTGAGAGGCTTCTGGCGTATCCCGACTCTGTTGGCGTCTGGACTATCGGTGTGGGCCATACCGGCACTGTGGACGGTAAGCCGATCGCAAAAGGGATGACAATCACGCCAGCCCAGTCGACAAGCCTGCTGTTAGGCGATCTGGCCTGGGTAGAGTCAGCCATTAACGGCAATGTGAAAGTGCCGCTGACGCAGAACCAGTACGACGCATTGTGTAGCTTCGTTTTCAACGTTGGCCGGACAGCCTTCGTTAATTCCACGCTGCTGAAAAAGCTCAACGTGAAGGACTACGCGGGCGCCGCTGACCAGTTTTTGCAGTGGAAACGTGCCGGCCAGTTTGCGGATCTGCTTCTGCCGCGCCGTAAGCGAGAAAGGGAGCTGTTCATCACATGAAAATTATCGGCTTTATCCGGAATTATTCGCATCTCATCGTGATCGGCCTCATCTGCGTCTGCCTGTGGGGGCTGAATGCCCGCAACTCTCAGCTGACGGCCACAAATGACCGCCTCGAAAAGCTGGCAAACAGTAAAGACGATCAGATTAACGATCTGCGCTCTAAAAACGATGGCCTGGCATCCTCAGTGAATGACCTGGTCACAGCAGTGAATAAGCAAAGCGCCGTCATGTCTCAGGTAGTTGAGCAACGGGCAGAAACAGCACAGCAAAACAGGAAGCTCCAGAGTGAAATTAAACGTTACCTTGCGGCGGACAAGTGCGCTGTTGCTGCTGTTCCCGCTGGCGCTGCTGACCGGTTGCGCGACGCAGCAAAAACCGCTGGTAGAGTACCGGACAATCAGCCAGCCAAATCTACCGCTTCCCACTGA